CGGTCAGTTCCTGGGTGGAAATCTCTTTTGATTAGCTGCAACTATAATGAGTTGATGCTGGAAGGTAGAAGTGCAGTTATCTGACTTTGACAAAAGTAGGGTCAGGTATCACCTGGGCTACTTCACTGTTTCTGTGCCAGCGGGTGACTATGCCCGTCTGGAAGAAGCAATGAATACGGTTCCCGACTCGTACTTCTACGATAAAATTATTATTCAGATCGGCCGTTGTGATACGGCTGAGAAGAAGACCGAGGTTGCCAGCTCTCCTTCCACCCGGTTGGAAACTATCCTGGGTGACGTGGATCGTACGATTCGCTCCAGCAATGCCAAAGAGGCACTGAAGGTTTGGGACGAGATTTATCTCTATGAAACCAACCGACTTGCTGGCATCCTCTACGTTCCTAACTATAAAGATCCGTTCCAGGCTCGTTATCGTTACGAACGCTCCGGCGCTGAATTTATTCAGGCTTTACCTGGACCCGCTGACACTGCTGTTGGCTCTCGTATTTACCTAATGGAGAACTGGCGATAATGTGGAAATTTCTTAGGCAATTTGCTCAATCAAATCCTCAAGTACTAAAGGCAGTGCAGGGCTTTGGCGCCAAAGCAGCACCTGCTTTAAAGTCTGTTACTGATCAGGTAACTAATCCTCAGACTTACCGCGCATTAGCAGGTCAGGCTGAACGCGTGCTTCAGAAGCCATTGCCACAGGCCTTCTCTGGCCCTAATTTTGGAAACATCCCTACTCGCTTCACGGGGATGATCTCTGATATTACCAATGCACCAGCTGGTTTAGCTCGTAACGTTCAAACTGGCATGGTTAATCGTGCCATTCAAGAAGCGGCGGGTATTGCTCCACAGCTTTCTCGTACAGTTACTCAGACAGCTGAAGGCGCCTTGCGTGCCCCTGTCATTGGTGACGCTCTGCGTGCTGGTCAGTCTGTTCTGACTAATCCATTGCAAACCGCAATCCAAACAGGTGGTCAATTTGCTCGTGATCCAGCAGCTCGTCGCGAATTCATCAAACAGTTTGGTGGGACTACTGAAAAAGCAGCTCGCGCTTTAAGTGGCCAATCTGGTTTTGGTCAAGTTGGCAGCATGTTTAGGAGTCTTGGTACTGCTGCAGCACCTTATTTACAACCATCTTCTGCGTTTGCTCGCGTTCCTGTTTTAGGTTCAATGCCCGGCTGGGCGCAATCACTTGTTGCTCCCACATCAGTTGCTGGAACGATTGTTGGATTAACTCAATTAGAAGGCTCTACTCCTCAGTCGGAAAATCCTTACGATAATTGGCAGCGCTTAGGTTACTCGTCAAAAGATGACATGCTTCGGCGCGTAAGCCGTCAAGCGCAGATTGAGAACAGTGATCGAGCACGCGGTTCCGAACAATATGGTCCTCCAATTCCTGCTGGTGGCACTCCGCCGCCAGCTCCCGTTCTTCCCCCTCCTCCAGGGGTGATTGACGGGCGTGCCGGACGACAGATTCCTCCCGCTGCTCCTGTAGCACCTGGGACGAGATCTAACGGGGCCGGTGTTCCCGCATTACGTGAAAATGTTCAACAACGCGCACTCTCTCAAGAAGTACTTAATGCTGCTCAGCAGTACGCTGCTCCTACAAGTGTCCCCCTTTCTTCCTTCTATGAGGGCCAGCAGCAATTGGGTAGGAGCTTACTGAAGGGTGGAGTACTGCAGCAACAGCTGCAAGATCTTGGAGGTGCGAAAGGGATGACGACCGAAGCCTTGAATCAATGGGCTCAGGCGAATCCTGGACTTGCGTACAGCCTTCTCGAAAAGATGAAAAGGAGGGTCCAGTAATGGCACCTAAAAGAGTCGGAATTCTTCCCCCAGAAGAACGTATGGCAATCTTGCAAGGTGCCAAGCGCCTTGGTTTAGATCCTTACGAATTCGGCGCCTTCCTTTCCTTGGAAGCCGGTCCGAACATGGACCCCAACATTGTGGGTGGTGCTGGCAATCGCCATAAAGGTCTGATCCAATTTGGACAGAATGAGCAGCAGCTATACGGAATCTCTGGCCCTCAAACCAGAGCCGGTCAAATGCCAGCAGTTCTTCAGTACTTTCAAGATCGTGGCTACAAGCCGGGCATGGGTATCGCTCGTGCCTATGCAACCGTATTAGGTGGGAATCCCAATGTTTCGTTGACGGCGGAAGATTCGTTTGGAACATCAGTCCAATCGATGCTGCCCCGTTTCAAAAAAGGCGGGGATTACTACGCCAACGCACAGCGGGTCCTGGGCGACGTTCCAGCAGAGTTTGGTGGCCAAGCCCCAGTTGCTCCCGTTGCCAAGAATCCGACGACGACTGCACAGCGTAAGCAACGTGCTGAATCGTTACTCGGCAGCGTAAAGGAGAACATCGTGGAGCAATTGCTTCGCAGTGCTCTTCAGGTCCCCACAGTCCCTGGTGTTTTCGGCACCACGGTAGGTTTCCAAAATCCCGGCAAGCTCTTCTGATGGCTTATATCGAATACGCCGATAAGTATCTACCAGGTGAGGTGTATCGCAGCACTTATGGCGCTGCGAGCACCAACCCTTTTTACAAGGTATTAGCGCAAGCAAAAAAGAACGTCAAGTTCTACCCGGATGAACAAGATACCATGTCTGGAGAATCCTTCCAGCGGTTCCTTAATCTCCAACGAAATCCTTCTTCTTTGTACTCAGAAGCAGTTAAATATCCAAAAGGTTTTAATCAATACATGAGTCTTGTACAAGAGTTCGGATTGAATCCGGGCTCGGTATAATAGACAAACAAGGGACCTAAAGACGTGGCAAGTACTAGCACAAACAAGCAGCCGCTTTTAGTTGACCGCCCGCTGTTTGATTCGGTGCGTGTCACGACTCAGACAGTTGGCAGCCAAGCAGGCAACACCGTTTTCGTTCAGGGTGGTCAAGCTCCTTCCATCCTGGTGGACATGGATGCTGCCCTGGAAGAAGACAATAACAATGGTGGTGTGGTAGAAGCCATCACCATTATCCGTAACGACTATTACCGGGATGCTGATTACAGCGTTACGAGCGGTACCTCTGGCACGGTGATCTCTCTCACCAGTGGTCAGATTGTTTTGATTTTTGATACCGGTGTTCTGACCAACGGTGTCGCTAGTGGCTTTGGTTACTACACCTATACCGGTTCCAGCACCCTCACCGGTGTGAATACCGCCATTAATTACTCCGGTGGCATCGCCTCTGGCTTTGTTTATAACGGCGTGAACTACGGTTACCAGCCGGAAGTCACCTTCGTTTTCTACCACACCCGTGGCACCACCACTCCGATTCCTGCATCCGGTGACTACCAGGTTCTGTTCACCAAACAGGTTCCGGCTAACACCCAGCGTGTTGATTGCACGGACGTGATGCCTGAGCTTGCTGTGCCCGTGGTTGCCGCTGGTAACACCACTGGCCTTGGCAACGGCGCTCCTTTGCGTAACCGTGGCGTCTACCTGGAGCGTGGTGACCGCATTTATGTCGGTGTGTTCCCGGACGGACCGAATGCTTCCGGTTATATTCCCGGCGCTCACGTTGCTGCACAGGGCGGCTTCTTCTAACGATGGCCCGGAGACGCGGAAGCTCCTTTGGAGTAGCCCGTAACTCCAAAGGCAACTCATTTGGGGACTTCATTCGTTCAGAAGCAACGACCCCCAGAAACGTCACACCCATAAGGACTGAGTTCTCAAGGGGCTCGGTTCCTGATTCGATCTATTCGTCAAACCGAGAAGCTGCTTGGTCAAGGTGGCGGCGTGGATACGAAATCTACGCCCACAGCATTGCGACGGAAACCTACAGCTACCCGTTTGACTACCTAATTCCTTTGCCTCCAGGGACGGTGATTCCCCCTGGGGCTAACCCACCCAAGATTCCAGGTGCGTTCCAGGGATTCCCAACCACCAACAAAGAACTTGGGATGCATTGGGCCGGTGTTCGCATCGCCGGTAGCCTGCGTTTCGACAACGTTCGAGACAAAGACGGAGATCCTTCTCCGATTCTGTCCGTCACAGAAGATGCGGACTACTGGTACGTCACCTTAAGTGGAGACTGGAGCGCAGCAAACCCGTTACCAGCACCTCTTTTTATTGCCCCCGTGGGACCGATTCCAAAACAATATCCGATTAACGGAGAGATTTTGGAAGATCGGATTATTTCTGTTGGCGGCACACCAATCAATAGTCAAACAATCGACCCAACAACTCAAAAACGATACGGTTATGTTCAAGCCGTTTTGGTATCTACTGATGAAGTTAACGGGATCTTAAAACTGCAGAAACAAGGTTCTGTTGAATCAACACCAGACGGTGTCTTGCAAACCCCTGCAACCAGACCACCAAACGTCGGCCGGTTTCTGATGACCGGTACACGTTACTGTTGTTCGTGCCAAGACTTTACCCGTAGAGACTACGCTTATCTCATGGGTTTAGGCAATGGAAACCAAAAGATCTTCCCTAGGACCAAGGTTTCCACTGTGAAGCCCGGTCGCCGTGAGATCATGCGCCTGCGTGGCGTGGTTGATAACAGCGCCATGACCAGTGCGACAGTCAACCGTCAAATGGAGATCATCTCTCCTTCATCTGAATACAACATCCCACCAACCGTCACACCAAACAGCCAAACAATCCCTGGAACCATTCGAGACAACCCTGGTGTGTTTCGAGATTTTGGTAAGACCTACACAAGGAACAACCCACTGCCATCTCTTGAAGGCGCAAGGGCAGAAGGACCGCCCAACTACAACGATTACACCAGTTCTCCCAACGGGGATGGTTCCTTCACCATTACGTCTCTAACGGACAACTGGACACCATTGCTTGATGAGCTGCGTTACTGCAAACACATTTACGCCATGAAGTTTGCAGAGAAAGTCTTTCCGCCTGAGCCATCAGACTTGCCTGTAGAAATCGGCAGCATTGTTGAATGGGAACAACGGTTAGTGGAAGAAGTTGACAAGGAGAACGAGAAGGCAGGCTATGAGCTTGCCAGGCGTGGCCTTTCGTTGATGGATGTCCCTCCTTACAACTGTCAGGCACCCATGATGATGCCTATGATGCAAAAACTATTTAACGTCCCATCTACCTTTGTATTGATGAGCGGATTCAGAATGTACGATAAAAATGGAACTGAATACAATCCTTCTCAAGGCGGGAGGCCAGGAGTGTAATGGCAGATTTTGGCGACATCGTAGACGGTACATTTGTCCTATCTCCGGAGCAAGTGGAGATCCGTAAGTACGGTTTTAGTCCGATTAAGTCCGAAGGTGTCCCTACCGTGTACCACCCAGGAGACGTGGTGAACTTGCCATTCTCTTCTGGAGAGCTTTCCACGATGGAGGCCATTGGCCTTGCATGGGGCTCCTTCTCAAGCGGTGTAGTGCCTGAGTAGCATAAGAAATCTTAATATTGTATACTTATATTAAGTCTCACGAGACTTATTAAGGAATCCTTTACCCCTTGCGAGCTGTACCGACCATTCGATATGGTTCGGGCAATCACAGTTCACTTCAGCCATGACTAACGCACCGCCACTTGACCAGCGGATCGTGGATGAATTCTTCAAGCTGGAAGGCCGCCGAGGCTTTAAGGGAATCGCCTGGCTTTATGGCATGGTCGCCACCTACGGCATCAATCCAGAAGAGCTAGAAAGCGGTTACCACTGGGACGGGACCTCTCTTGTTATCACAAGTAAAAAGCGTCCAGTCCGCCCGCTGCATCCACAGTGGGTTGTTTTGTTTCAGCTCAAAGAAAAGCAGCCTCACAAACTGCAAGGCTGCTGGGAGTCCCTCTCGTCATCCTTGTACAGAGCGATGGCGCATCAGCAGGTAAGCTTCAACATCACCGATCTGCTCTTAGCGCACCGTCTGCGCAAAGGCTATTATCGCAACCTCAAGCAGCAACAGGCATCAGTCCCTGCTTATGCAGTTGCTTCCTGACGGCTTCCACGTTCCAGCGATAGCTGTCGCGTGACATGCAACCAGGGAAAGCTGCGAAGTGAGGACCTAGCTTCAGGGTACCGTTATCGCGGTACTGAAACAGAGTTTTGCGGTCAATGCCCAGGAGTTCTTCTGCCCGCTGGGCAGAGACCCATCCCCGTGCTTTGGTCATGGTGCTGCGTTGAAGCGCGTACTGACATACCGTACCAAGAGTCAATAGCCTGTCAACAGGCTTAAGGAAACTTTTATCTGTTTAATTTGGATGGCCTTATGTGTGGGGAAATTAGAATAAATTAACGGCAACTAAAGAGTATGTTCAACTGTGAACAGGATCCCCTCGCCCTGCTCATTGAATTAACTCCGAAGTTAGCAAAACGACGTTTCAGACAATCTATCTACGACGCTTGGGATTGCAAGTGTGGCTATTGCGACGAACCTGCCACCTCTCTTGATCACATCGTACCAAGATTTAAATCGGGCTCCAGCAACCGTAATAACCTGGTACCCGCCTGTCGTAGGTGCAATGCAAATAAAGGCAGCAGCCTCATGGAAGAATGGTATCGTCAACAAGATTTCTTTAATGAGATCCGACTGCAGCGTCTAAAAGCCTGGACCGAACAAGAGGTGATTGATCTTCACGCTTATACCTCTCCTGGCGCCCAGCCTAGATTTGCGGTCTAAGCTTGATAAGATAATAAGATCGGATAAACACATAGATAATGGGTATCGCGTATAACCCCTCAACATTATCCTGGAGCGTTACCAACGAGAGGACTGACTATAGAACTAATTACGAAACCAACAACGACACCAGTCGTCGCACTGATTATCCGACCAATAACGCATACCATACTTATGGAACCTATTGGGATCCTAATAGTAGGAAGTGGGTAACCGGCTGGCACACCACAACTGACTATGGTTCGGTGGGCTTTATGCCCTACTTACCAACCAATTTACCGACTAATTTACCTACAAATTTACGAACTGATTATCCAACAGACAAGAAAAAGAAAGTTTCAGACGGCTGGGAACGCGTTTGCCAAGGTCCTTGGTGGCGTCGGCGTTGCTCTGATGTTGAAAAGTTTAAATGGGTTGATGATGAAGACAAAAACAGAGAAAACAGACAAAAGAATAACGCCAACCATGCCACTAACGTGGCCAATGCGCAGACTAATGCTGCCAATGCACAAACCAACTTAAACAATGAGACAGCAAACGTAGATATTCAAAAACAGAATGAACGTGTTGAAGAAATGAACACGGGCATTTTTAATACAAACACAACCAATGCAACGCTTAACACCACAAATACCACTCTTAACCAGCAAGCTCGCGACTTAAACGCAAAGAACGCTCAGCTGAATGCAGAAAACACTGCTACAAACACTCAGAACACAGCCAAAAATAATCTCTACTCCAAAACTCTTGCATTAGCAAAGAGCACGCAGGGAGGAGACTATGTTGCGCAACGTGATCAGATCAGTAAACAAGATTTGATTAATGCTGGTGTTTCTTCAGCAGATGCCGACGCATTGGTTTCGAGTGTTCAAGAACAGTTCAAAACGTTCTATAAAACAGAAAAGTTGGAACTCTGGGATCCAAAGCTTGGCGCCCAGCCTCCTTACGCTGATTACCTGATTAATAATTTAGGAGTCAAACCAGACGCTGTAACGGGCACATTTGATCCTGATTACTACAAAGAACAAAACCCAGAGCTGATCACCGCTTACTCCCAGGCAGTTCTTAATGATGATATTGATATCACTGAACGCTATGGCGAAAACAACTACTACTGGCAGCACTACACAAACATTGGTCGAAACCAGGGGTTACGCGGTAACCCAGAAGAAGACACAGCTCGTGCAGACTCCTATATAGAAGAAGGTCCTACTGATGCGGAAATCCAGCAGATTCGAGACCTGCAGCTTGGTGTGGACCAGGACACCATCACCCAACGTCTTCTAAACATCACAGAAGTCAATAACGAATGGACTAAGGCCCGGCAAGGAGATCCCTACTGGACAGCCTTGGCAAAAGAAAAGTACCTGGACGTGGAGAACGCTGATGAATTTGCGGTGCTTTTCCGCTTGTCAGAACGTGACGAAGACAAGCAAATCGCGCTCAACTACAACATCAATGCAGGCAGCGGTATCACAGAACTGGAGCAAGCAATCAACGATGCGATTGGTGCCAAGGCAGAAGTTGACATCAAAAAGTTTGCGGCATTAAACCAAAGCATCCTTAAAGAAACAATCACGCAAATGAAGAAAGTAAAAGCTGTGCAAGAAATGCTTGGCTTCTACAAAGGCTTCCAAGGTTTTAATGAAATTTTCAACATTAACGAAACACTTGCCAACTCAATCCTTGGAGACACTGGAGTAGGTGGTATCCTCTCATTCACCTCAGCAGGTAAAGCAGAAGAAGATCTTGTAGGCGCTCTTGGTAACGTCACTGGCCTACGCAACAACGTTGGCTATAACTGGCAGCAATGGTTCGACCAGGCTATTAAGGATAAATACGGAATTGACTACAGCATCTTTGAACCACTGGAAGAGAAAAAAGATATTATTGACGCTTTTAATAGCCCAGCAACGGAAGCCAAGGTTTACGATGCGGCTACAAATGAATTCAATAAAGAATTTCTAGATCGTGCAGGATTTACCAGTACGCAAGCCCTGGTTGATTTTCTGCAGAAACAAGGAACAGAGGGTCAAACCATTCTTGATGTGATTAAAGGAGATCCAGGAGACGGTGCAAAGACAACCTTGGTGCCCATCCGATCCCGCCTTGAAGCCGACATCAAGCTCCTAGACGAACAGAAAGATCGCGCTTTGGCACTGACCTACACCGCTGGTGATGTCACCCAAGCAATGAACATCGAGGCTCAGTTTGCTCGTGACTATATTGACGAATATCTCATGCCTCGTTTTAACACCGCTCGTTCAATGGACGAGTTTGTTGAATATCTGGATGTTCGCCAGGAAGAAAAGAACCCCTTCCAGACGCAGGACTCCTATGACGCCGTGAAGATGTTGGGTGAGCAATATACAAAAGAATATCTCGACAAGATCAAACTTGAGACCCCCAGGGCATTTGACCCTAATTTTTACTTTGAACCTATTACTGATAGTTACAACAAAGAAGATTACGAAAAACAAAAGACCACCGTTGCAGAAGATTGGGAGAAAGCAAAATCTGGCGATGCTTACTGGGCGGCACAAGCCTACAGATTTGGCATTGATATCAATAACAAGGCAGCGTTTGCACGCATGCACTTTGAGGTGAAGGGCCAAGGTCTAGGTTTTGACCCCGCAGAAGATATTGTTAACGCCGGTAAGGTTAAAGACTTTATTTATGACACTGTTCTTCCTGTGATGAAGGATGAAGCCTTGAAGGGCGATCCAGTCTTTGGTCAGTTCATCACCCCAGAAGAATTTGCCGATGAGATGCTGAGAGGCTTGGATCCAGCCGAGACACCTGATGAATGGAAGGAAATCTTGCAACGTTATGGCTTACAAGACTTTGCTGGAAACATTGAAGAACTGAAAGAGTACATTATCGAAACTCTTCGTACGGGTTCTGCCCAGGAGATCAGGGAAGAGATCAAGTACCTGAACGATAAACGTCAGCGGCCAACACAAGAAATTCTCGGTGTTACCTACATCGAAAGAGCAGAAGACTATAAAGATGAGATGGCAAAGCCCACTACTGAGCTTTATGCCATCTTCCAAAAAGCTGGGTACCAAGGAACAGAAGACGAGTTCTACAACAACTTTTTCCCTGACCTGGACCGTAGTGAGCAGATTACCCTCACCAAAGCAGGTCGTGATGACAAGCTAGAGGCCTATGGCCTAGATCTTTCTGATCCATTTGCTTCTCTTGGCACGATCGAAAGCTTCTTCCCGGATTATCAAACAGAGGCAGAAAAAGAAGCAAAAGAACAATCACCTGCTGAAAAGTTCACAAGCTATTTTAAAATTGGAGAAGACGACGAGGAAGATGTTGAATACATGTCTGATGCAGGTCAGAAATTCCTCGGTGAGTTCACTTCCATGTTCAAAGGTCTCTAATGTCAGATAAACGTAAGAAAGCAGCTAAGGCAGCCAAGCTTGCCAAAGATGACATGGAGTGCAACAAGCCTCGTCGTACTCCTGGCCACGCCACTAAATCACACGTTGTTAAAGCTTGTGAAGGAGGCGAGGAAAAGATCGTACGGTTTGGCCAACAAGGCGTAGAGGGTGCAGGCAAAAACCCAACCACAGAAAAGGACAAGGCCCGCAAAAAGTCCTACTACGCTCGGCACAATGCCCAAGATCCTGATCCCGACAAAATGTCTGCCAGGTACTGGTCTCACAAAGTAAAGTGGTGACGTTCCTTCCCCATGAAGAAAATGAAGAAAGGCGGTGGCTTCACAGCTGGCAAGCCTAAAAAGACCCGTCAGGGCCAAGGTACTAATTCAAAGAAAAATCACGGCCGTAAACAGAAACGCGGACAAGGCTGATTAGCTTTTTATTTGTGTAATATGGGAGTACTTGTTGTATTCCCATGGGCGAATTTCGGGAAGCCGTAGAACTTATTCGTAAGTACGAAGGTTTTAGCGAAAAAGCATATCCGTCTGGGGATGGATCTGGCTACATAGTCGGATACGGTACTGAGTACTACCCAGACGGTAGCCCCGTCAAACAAGGGCAGTGGTGTACCAAGGAGAAAGCCTTGGAGTACCTTGCTCATGAAATCAAAGCTATCTGTTCATTGTTGGATAGCCTGCACTTGCATCTTGATCATTCGATGCAACAGGCATTGATCTCTTTCATCCACTCCATTGGATGGACTCCATTCCTTTACAGCAATATCGTTGATGCCATCGAACGCGACGATTTGGCAGAAGCAGCTGACGAAATGATGAGCTGGATTTTTAATGAGAACCACGAGGTCATTGGCGGCCTCTTGGATCGTCGCCGGGAAGAAGTTGCTTTGTTCCTACGGGAAACTGATGATTCCCCCTGGACCTCCACTGAAGTTTTGATGACGGCATTCAGGAACTATTCCGCTGCACCGCACCAGGTACGTGCCATCAGGATGTTGGAAGAAAATATTAACCCTTACGTCCTTGCCGAATTTGCCAACAACTTTCGGATCTCTGAAAGTCCATGGATTCCGCTTTGCTCTGAAGAGCTGGATTCTCTATTTGCTACCTAGGATTAGAATATTCCTATCAAGTTAAAGGCACGAGATGGAGAGGCAAGTTGAACCCAGGCAATTTGAGTTGCCCCTGGAACTGCAGTTCTCCATGCGCAAGGCTGAGATGGCTGCCCAGGAAATGACATGGGACGAGCTGTATTACGCACTGCTCAATCTCTACCACCAACGCTTGATGGAATGGCATGCCGTGAAGGAAATTCTGATCGATGAAAACATCGAACTGAACTTTGATGTGCCAACAGATCTGGAACTAGAAGAACTCGCCGCCGCCTGCGCAGGTTACGATGACGACGACGAGGAAGAAGAAGAGGGTCAGCCGTTCTGAGCTTCGACCAACGCAACAAGACGGTCCAGGTACCACTGGGCCTTTTTTAATGACTGAAGCTCACCCTTATGGCGCTCACGCCAAAGGTATTTAACAACATTACCCTTGAGGTAACCACGGAATTCTTCAAGGGTTTGCTGCGCTTCAATCGCTTCAATGCACTCAATTGCACCATCGGTGTAATGAGAGGGATGATTAACCTCGTCCCCCTGGATCACAGGAGGAGATTCAATCGTAAATACAGGCTCTTCTTTTACGGCCCAGGGAACAGGACAAACTCCTCCCGGGCACTCACTAATCTCGTCTACCGGCGCAAACCACGTCGTTTGAGAGATTCCTCCTTCATTTCCTCCGAAGGTTCCTCCAGTTCCAGAACCAGAGTCTTTGGTTGAGGTGCTGCTCCCATCGCCAAGCCCTCCTCCATCGACGGGATGTACCCCGTCATTCCAGGACGTGCTCCCTCGAGATTCAACGGATTCCTTTCTAGCCCCTGCTCGCATGCAACCAGCCCACGATTGTACTGATCATATAAGGGTACATCATTTTCTTCGTTAGCGAGTGGCTGCCCAAAGTCTTCAATAGACAAACAGCGTTTCTTGACTTCATCTTGAACGAAGCTATCCAAGAAACCGGCCGAATCACCGTGGTACATGGGATATAAGTCTTGAATTATTCCTTTTACAATAGTATCATGGCAAGAATTTTCGACCCGGTATACGATCCTCGACAGGACTCTGGTAGCTCAGGGTCAGAGGTTTCGGATCTACACCCTGAACGTGCTTACGATACGGACTTACGTCGCATCGACGAAGACGAGCGCGGTGATGTAGAAGCAATTAACGACAAGCAAGAGAGAGTTGGTCGTTTTATCAAAGCTGCAAAGACAGCTGGTAAATACAGACAGCAGGCAGCCATTGCTGAACCTACGATTCGTGGCGAGACACCTCGAAATCCAGCCAGTATTGCTGGTACAGAGGTGCCAAGCAAAGGTGATACGTTCCCCCAAGCAGGAAGCACGAACTATGCTCGCAAGCCTGGAGGAAGTTTCGGCACGTTCTACGGCTACTAATACCAGTTGGTATTAAGGTCCTCTAGTTCCAAGACGTTCTGGAGTTCTTCCAGTAAATTTTGGATCTCAGTGAGGACCCACTGGCTATTCTCAGACCGGAACCTTGCAAATGCGGAGGACAACTCCTGATTTTCAAGGAAAACAACTTGTTTTTCCAGGAGTTCTAGGATCTGAAACCGTTGCTCGAGATCGTGCCTTTGCATAATCAAGCCTTTGAATAAACAACTTCTTGTGCCTGGTTCTGGTACTTACCTTTCCGATCTTGGTAAGAGACATCACAAGGAGTACCACGCAGGAACAGAAGCTGGATAATTCCTTCGTTGGCGTAGATGCGGTTGAACTGCCCTGTCGCATTGCTGATCTCAAGCGTCAGGTAGCCCTCCCAACCGGCCTCGGCAGGGGTAATGTTGGCAATGATGCCAGAACGGGCATAGCTGCTCTTCCCCATGGCAATCACGGTGACATCCTGGGGCAACTTAAGACGTTCTTCTGCAACCGCAAGACAATATCCATAAGGAGGCAGAAGGAAATATTGGCCCTTTTCATCTTCTAGAAGCTCCGCTTCCGTCAAGATCTTGGGGTTAAAGTCCTTGGGATCAGATACACCCTCTTGAATGCGACCAAAGATCAGGCATTGCTTAGGTGAAAGTCGAATGTCGTAACCGTAAGAGCTAAGTCCATAGCTCAAAATACGGCGACCATTCTCTTCATTTACCAGATGATCGGTGAGGGGCTCGATCATCCCTTGCTCGATAGCAAATTTTTTAATCTCGGCGTCGCAGAGGATTCCCATAGATCCTGTTAATCGTCTTTAACTATACCGGGTTCAATAGATTACGCGGCCTTTTTCCTCGTATATGTCGATAAATTTCTGTGTGGCAGCCGCAGAGTTGGACTGTGGTTGGAGATAGACCAGGAACGAAGTGCAAGTCCGATGTGTACTTAATCCCTCACTGGAATTTTTCATGAGGGTAGGGACAGTACGCAAAATGCACATTGGAAAATCAAAGATCTTCTGTTCGTACCGGATCATGTCCGGACAGTTGGTGAAATAAAGTCCTTGTTCGATCTCGTTGGCGAGCCAAGCTCGATACAGTTTGCGAAACCAGACGGCATGGGAGGAGACCAAAGTTCCAGACGAAGCCCTGGTCATCTTCCACCGATCGTTTTTCTTGTCAAAGAAATAGGAACCGCTCGGGGGAAACAGATAAACCTTTCCGTGCCACTGCTGGCAATTCAGGCCGTCATCCTGTGGCGTAAAGAACTGATCCGCCTGGACAAACTCTTGAGCAGCCTTGGAACTAGCCGGGTCTAAATCAATGCCACCCATCAGCGTATGAGCTGATTCCACAAGATCTGGTGGTGTGATCAGCTCAAGATCTTCTTTGCGTCCCGTTACGCGGCGTACGCTCATTTGCTGTCGACGACACGGTTGTAATCAATTTCAAGATATCGCATTCCCTCCTTATCGTTAACGATGTATCCAGCTTTTTCCTGGGGGTCGATCTTTTGAGCAGCCTCCAGGATCCGCCGGAAGGTCTCGGCTAGGTCCCCCTTGTTCTCTGACTCGCAGGCTTCCTTGGCACTATGTAATTCTTCTAGTGTCATATAAAGGATGCTACGTTCCTGCTCTGGCTGGAAGCAGATCACACCTGGACCTTCCGCATCCCAGAACTTCAGGTACATGGAGCCCATGTCACCAAGGATGAAACGGACAGTTTGATCCAGCATCTTGGCGCTGGTATCGTTAATGTCTCCATTCAAGGCGGAATGGATTAGTTTTTCTCGGCGGTCCATCCTTCTAACAATCCTTGACGGGACAATGCTTCCAGTAGTTTAGGAAGCGGTTTATAAATTACGACAAGCTTACCCAAATTTCCACGTTTTTTGACAAGTTTTCCGTCTTCATCACGTAATTTGTCAAATTCGCCTGATCGGATAAGATATTCGGCAACGCAACGCAGCCTGCGTTTGAGAGGCAATTCTGCTTGCGGAAACTTACCGCAGATCGTGTCTGGGGTCATGTCCTTGAAAGCTAATCGGAGGCGGTTAGCCAGGGTCATGTTGGAATTGGCATCCTCCTCTTCGTAGTTTTTGATGTTCTCCAAATAACGTTGGAGGCATCCCGTATCGAAAGACCCACCAGGAGGGAAGAACTCTTCTACCTGTCTGTATAAGGATTCCGGCAGAGTCTCCTCTGCGTTCTCTACGGTTATCGCATAGATATCTAGCGAGCGAAAACGGTTAGAAGTCATTCCAGTTTCTCCTGGGTTGACTTGTACTTGCTGGGATGGGTGAAATCTTTTAGCTCGATGACCTTGTTGCGTGCAAAGGAATGCACCAAAGAGTTCCAAGGAATCCTGATGACAACTCGTTTGCCGGTATCTGGGGAGATGTTGACGTAGTGGATACCTTCCTTCCAGCCCTTGTCTTTGTTTTTCTTGCCAACCGAAATCCAGTTCCGGATTGTTTGATCGGAAACACTAAGACGCCTGGCACACTCTTCCGTCGAGATGTACTCGTCAGCAAATGCCTCTGGATTCAGGAGATCCTTTTCCTCATCAAAGTGCCTGCTATGCCACAAAGAAGATAAAACTGTCTTAATGCCCTTGAGTTCAAAGGCGATATCTTCTAGGCCCTTGCGGATTCCGTACGCCATAATCAAACGCTTTGTTTAGATGCTAGTCTGTGGGAAAACGTTTTGCTTTTACCATGGAAGATCAGGTTCCTTCCAGTGTTCCTCCTCAGGCTGAGCCCACAGTTCCTGGTGGCCTGACCCCTGAAATTCTGGAGGCGTTGAAAGCACGCGCTCGAGAGGAAGCAATTCGTATGACCATGCTTCAGAAGCAGGCCCAACAACAGGAAGCAGGGGATCTCCCCATTGCTCGACCAGAGGTTCAGCCCAGTCAGCAGGTTCAGTTTCCACAGTTTGAACCTCAGTACGTTTATGTTCGTCGCAACTTGACCGTTGCCGAACTTGGTTTAGTTCTACTGCTGGCTTGCGGTCTTGTCACCGGTATCCAAACAGGCTGGAACTTCGTATCTAACCGTCTCCCAACCATTGAAATCAAGGCCAGGTAGGTTAAACACACTGCGACTATAATTCATTTTATGGGGTTTTTGTGATTTAATAGGTGGCTAACAGACGGATATCTGAGCTACAGGAGATCGCTGGTATCAACCTAGCGGAGGCGGACCTGCTCACCGTCGTGCAGGTTGCCGAGGTTGATCCGGCGATTAAAAACAAGAAGTTAACGATATCTGGCACTAAGGCATACCTCAATGTTTACTACCTCCCCCGCACTGGTGGGACGGTTAGTGGCTCAATTACAGTTCAAGAAAACTTAACGGTTGAACGTCAGACCACCACTTCTGGCCTGGCGGTAACCAATACAGGAACAGTTGGTGTTCTTTTTGTTTCTGGCAATACCACGATCAGTGGCACATTAAGTGGTACCACCATTACGGGTACCAACGTTAATGCCACAAACATTAACTCAATTAACTTCACAACCTCTGGTTTTAGTGCAACGTCAATTACCGGTGTTTCCGGTACCTTCACCTCACGAGTTTCTGGTCTAACCGTTACTGGTGTTACTGGTGCCTTCGGTAACCTCATCATCCGTAGCGGCACGGTTAACGACCGCCTCAATGCCGGAACCTTGAGTGGTGACTTTGGTGCATTTGGCAGCATTACAGGCGTTACCGGCGTCTATACCAATACCCTTTCCGGTGCCACGGTTACAGGTACAACCGCTAACTTCACCACTGGTAATTTCCAGGTTCTCAACGCTGGTAGCCATAACATTAGTGGCAACCTGACCGTTACCGGTAACCTGCGCGTCCTTGGTTCTGGTTACTTCAGCTCCGGTGTCAATGTCACTGGTACGCTCAGCGGTACCACCATCACTGGTACCAGCGCTAAATTCACCAATGTCACCGGTGTCAACGTCATTGGCACCACTCAGGTTTCGGGTGCAACCGTAACAGGTGGCTTTGGTCTTTTCACAACCGTTACCGGCACAAACGGTGTCTTCACAACCAGTGTCTCTGGTGCAACCGTTACAGGTAACACTGGTAATTTCACAACACTGAACGCCATTACGGCAACGTTCACCACCGGCATTATTCGAGAGAACATCACTGTTACTGGTGATGCAACCGTACAGGGT